CGTACAAACAATTCAAGCAGGAAATGGATCGAAGACTCAGTTTTCGTTTGATTTCCCATATATCTTTAAATCTGAAATTCAAGTTTCTTTTTGGAACGCTACAACTAAAGAATGGGACGTAATAGCGCAGACTGATGCGACTTACCCTTGGCAAGTTACAGACGCTAACCCTACTATTGTTGAATTTACAGGTACAGCTCCACCAGCACCTACTGTTCCTGTAGATCCTAATGAAACAAGTGTAGACAATGTACGGATTCGTCGTGTTACTAACATTGATGATATTCGTGCATTGTTCAATCCTGGTTCGGCTATTCGTTCAGATGACCTTAACAAGAACTTTGAACAGCTTCGTTATGCTATTCAAGAATCCAATTGCCAAGGGGTTACTGATGATGTCTATCAGTATCTTCTAGATAACTATTGGGATCGTTTTGATAACACTATTTATTCTGCTGATACATGGGTAAGTGATGATACTAAAGTTGCTACCACTGAATCTATTGATCAACGTATTGATTCTAAAATTGATAACGCGTTGACTCTTGATATTGATGGATCAGATGGTATTACCATTACTGATAATACTCCTAGTGGAGGTCAAATTGTTGTTGGTATTGGTGCAAGTTCGGTAGATCTTGATCGCATTAAAGATGAAGATATCATCACATATGCTGAGCAGAACGCTGGTAGCCCTAGTCCTGCAGATACAAACATCTTTACAGCTAGTGCAGCAGCACGACGTTTTGATACTCTTATTCAAACTTCCACACCTTCTGGTTCCGACTGGGAAGTAGGTAAAACGTGGTTACAGAATGATGATGATAAGACTTTGTATATGTGGAATGGTACCTCCTGGTTACCTGTTGTATCTGGTGGTACGTTCACAGAACTATCTAAAGTCATTTATGTAGACTCTATTAATGGTGATGATACTTTAACTGGTCACCGTATTAGTAATCCTAAGAAAACCATTAAAGCTGCTGTTGAAGATATTAACGCAGATCCTGATGGTGATGGTAGTGTCGTTGTGGTTGCTCCAGGTATTTATGGAGAAACATTCCCGATTGACATTGAAAAGAATGACATTGCTATTGTTGGTACTTCACTAAGGAATTGTATTATTCACCCTGCTATTCCAGAAGAAGATCAGGCTGGTTATAGTATTGATACTCCAGAGCCTAATGAACTGGAAACCATGTTCCGTGTGAACAGTGGTGGTTATTTTTATGGGCTTACCTTGAATGGTATGAAAGCCAGCGGTGCTCGTGGTGGTAACAGTCTTGACACTGATGCTACATACGGTCTACCTACTAATCAAGGTTGGAACTTCGCATTTCTCCCTAATGCAATTATTAGGAAGTCACCTTATATTCAGAACTGTACCAACTTCTCTGATTCAAGGATTAATAACGTAAACTTTACACCTCACACTCCAGGAGAGGGTTCAGCAGGTGACTTGACTTCAGCTCCTTCTGGTGGTGGTATCCTTATTAATGGTGCTACAGTTAGCTCTAGCAGCCCGTTGCGTTCTATGGTGACGGATAGCTATACACACACTGCTTTGGATGGTCCTGGTATCTTTGTTACCAATAATGGCTATGCTCAGTGTACCTCTAGCTATGCTTTCTTTAACCATTACCACATCAAGTGTTTGAATGGTGGTCAAGCTAACCTTGCAGCTTCTACCACTGACTTCGGTCGTTATGGTTTGGTTGTTGATGGTCGTTCTACCAGTGCTATTTTCACTGCAACCACTACTGCAACTGCAAATGATGGTGACATTACGTTTACCATTGGCTCACCTACTGCAGATCCTAGTTGGCACGGTAGTGCTACCCGTCCACAAACTAACATGCTTGTGGATATTGGTGGTAATACTTATCCAATCCTCTCTTCTGTTGCAAATGGAGCAGGTTGGGATGTAACAATCAGTCGTCCTAATCCTTCTAAACGTGACGAAAACCTTGGTCTTGATGGGGCAGTAGCTAGTGGCTCACCTGTTAGCTTCTATCTTCGTTCTATGATTGCTTCTAGCGGTCATACTATGGAGTACGTTGGTAGTGGTACTGACTACACTGCACTACCTGAGAATGGTGGTGTACCAATTGAAGCTAATCAAGTTGTTGAACTAAATGACGGTAAAGTCTGGACTGCTACAACAGATCATAACGGTAAGTTTAAAGTTGGTGACTTCTTTACTGTTGATCAACGTACTGGTTTTGTTACTGTACCTGTTGGTAGTATTTCATTCCCAGTGCTAGCAGAAGATCTAGATGTTAATAGTCATAACATTTTTGATAGTACAGGTGATGTAAAGATTAACGATAATCTGGACCTTACTAATCATAAGATTGTTAATGTAACAGACCCAACTAGTGCACAAGATGCAGCAACTAAGAACTATGTAGACTCTACTTTTGTAGAACTTACTGGTGATACCATGACGGGAGCATTGGCTCTACCTAGTGGTACAGCAGCTGCACCGTCGTTGAGTGTCGGTACAACGGATAATGGCATCTACTCCCCCGGCGCCGATCAAGTAGCCATCTCGACTAATGGCACTGGGCGGTTGTTTGTTGATGCGAGTGGGAGGGTTGGTGTTGGCACCGCGAGTCCTGGCGCAGTTTTAGATCTTCGATCCTCTGCGTCGCAAGTAGCAAGGTTTTATGCAGATAACTTCTACTATGTTGAAACCATTGGCAACGCGACAACTAGCGGAGTTGTTGGCTTCAATGCTATAGCAAAGGATAGTGGGGGAGCCAGCACCAACTTCTACCATATCAATTCAGCCGGAACAGGGCAGGTATATGTATCTGGCAACTATCCGCTTACGTTCCACACCAACAGCCTAGAACGCCTCCGCATCACATCGGACGGGAAGCTAGGTCTGGGGACTAGTAGCCCAGCCACGTTGTTGCATTTGTCCTCTGCAACCGGCAGCGCTTCTCCGACGCCGACTGAACTGCGAATTGCTACCACAAGCAATGCAGGTGATTGGTCAACGACTGATCCCTGGGGAAGAATTAGTTTTTATACTGCAGACGCAAGTAGCAGTGGTCCAAAAATCCATAGCACTATTCAAGCAACAGCAAATGTTGCAAATGGTGGCTATAGCAGGCTGGAGTTTGGAACTACTGCATCCGCTGACTCTAACCCGTCTGTGCGGATGGTTATAACCGAAGGAGGCAGCGTCGGCATCGGAACGTCGAGTCCTAATGCCTTGCTTGAAGTTAGCGGCACTGGCGCCACAAATAACTTCTATCTTACGTCAACAAGCAACTGCGTCGCTCGTTTAACCGCATCAAATACAAGTTCTTGCTTCATCCAGATGGGTGATCCGGACGATACCGATGTTGGTCGGATCATTTATGACAACAGTGTCAATGCGCTTTCGTTTGTAGTAAACGCATCAGAACGCGCCCGCATCGACTCAAGTGGTCGGTTGTTGGTGGGGACTTCTAGCGCAAGAACACAGGCTGGCATTACTGGGCAAATCCAACTTGAAGGAACTACGGCAAGCACTTCAAGTATTCAACTCATTGGTAATAGCAATGACTCCCTTGCATCGTTTATTACACTTGGTAAAACACGAGGCACAGCAGTAGGCGCAACAACAATTGTTTCAGTCAACGACCGACTTGGAGAGCTGCGTTTTGCCGGTGCAGATGGAAATGGTACACAAGTACCTGGGGCGTACATCACTGCTTATGTAGACGGCACCCCTGGCGCTAGTGATATGCCGGGACGCCTAGTGTTCTCCACTACTGCGGATGGTGCAGCAAGTCCAACGGAGCGGATGAGGATTAAATCAACAGGCATTGTCAATATCGCCAACACTCCTACATATGCAGACAACACTGCTGCATTGGCTGGTGGGCTGGTTGCTGGTGACATCTACCGCAAGTCGGATGGCACCTTAATGATTACCTACTAAGCCTCGTAGTCCTACTCACTAAACCATTTCACATGAGCCTACCAATCCCGGTGGGCTCTCTTTTTTACACCACAAACACACTTTTTTAACATGTCTACTCCTGGTATTGATTTCCCTTTCACCGTCTGGAAAGTTGCAAATATGGAGCGAAAGCTTGATGATATTGGAACGGTCTACACGGTCCACTATACTGTGACTCGTTTCCGTGATGGTGAGCAAGCTGGTGCTTATGGTTCTCTTGGTTTTGAAGCACCTGAAGCTGATGGTATCCCTTATCCCCAACTGACTGAAGAAATTGTCATTGGTTGGGTGAAGGATCAACTTGGTGAAGAGAAAGTCACCGAGATCGACACTGCACTTGACGAACAGATCTCTCAAAAATTGACTCCTACAACCTCCACTGGAGTCCCCTGGTAAACCTTACCTATAGGTATTAATCATGCTTACTATCTTTGGTCTTAAAGTGTCCTATGAGGCACTCATCTTTTTTGGACTGTTTATCGGTTCTGAGATCATTGGAGCATCTAAACTTCGTGAAAATAGCATTGCACAGATCTTCATTCGTGTTGTAGAGGCATTGAAGCCTCACCGCACTGAGGATGATAAGATCCAACGTGTTAAAGATACGTTTAAGTAATTATCATGGTACTGCTAAAAGTAAAGCAGTACTACCCTCAAACAGATAGTGCAACAGGTCATGGAGATCGGATGTGCTTTAGCTCTACGTGTGCTATGGCTATCAAGTATCTCCTACCTGATGCGTTGTTGGGTAGTAATGCAGATGATGATTACTTGAGAACGGTTCTCAAATACGGTGATACAACTCAATACACCAGTCAAATCAAAGCTTGTCAGCAGTACGGTGTCTTTGCTTCCTTTTATCAAAAGGGTATAAAGCAAACTTTACTTAACGAACTTAAAGCTGGTTATCCAGTAGCTGTTGGTATCCTTCATAAAGGACATGTTTCCAACCCAATAGGCGGTGGACACTGGATGCTTTTGATTGGTGATGACGGAGAGAACGGCATCTTCCACGATCCATATGGTGAAATGGATAACGTCAACGGTGGTTATGTCACAATTGGACGTGGTGGTAAAGATGTTAAATACTCTTGGCGTAACTGGTTAAAGCGTTGGGAAGTTGAAGGCAGTGGTACTGGTTGGTTCATGACCTTCAGACCTATGCAACAACAATCACGACCTATTACTCCTGTTGAAAACACTTGGAAGGGAGTTAAAGCTGCTGCTAAAGCTGCTGGAGCTAAATATCCTGAGGTTGTAGCTGCTCAATGGGCTCTTGAGAGCGGTTGGGGCAAGCATACTTCTGGTAAACACAATTATTTTGGTCTTAAAGGTCAAGGTTCTGAGCGTGAAACCAAAGAATTTATCAATGGTCAGTGGATAACTATTAAAGCTGGCTTTATTGACTTCCCAGACCTTCAAACTTGTGTCTCTTACCTCGTAGATCGTTGGTACAGGGACTATAAAAACTATAAAGGCGTCAACCGAGCCGTATCTCGGGAAGACTGCGCACGCCTTCTTCAAAAAGAAGGTTATGCAACTGATCCATCCTACCCTGAGAAACTTATTAAATTGATGTCTGACCATGATTGAAGCTGGTGTTGCAGCAGGTTTAGCCGTAATTACCGGTTTAGCTGCCCTTACTAATCGCTTACATAAGCGTATTGACGAATCTATTGTACGTATTGAAGCGGTTGACCGCCGTATTGATCGTGCTGAACTAGATATGGCACGTCATTACGTCTATAAGGATGATTTTGAGAACGCTTTTCAAAAGATGGAGGATCACATGATCCGCATTGAAACTAAACTCGACCAACTCACATTGAGAAATGGCCAATAAGAAAGCTACAGAGGACATGTTTAACGAGTTACATAATCTCGTTACTACTGAATTCCTTAATCGAATTAAAAGCGGTGAAGCCACTGCTCAGGAATTAAAGGCGGCGTGTGATTGGTTAGCTAAGAATGATATCAGCGGAGTTGCTATGGAAGGTAATTCCCTTGATAAACTAGCTGCTATTATGCCTAAAGTTGATCCATCACTTGTCCAACGGAGGCTCTATGGGACGAAAGTCTAACTATAGCGGACCTAAATACGCTAATGGTAACTACAAATCATATCAAAAAGAATATGACTCTAGTCAGTTACAAATTAAGAAACGTACTGAACTGAATAAAGAGAATCGCAAACGTGGTACTTATGGAAACGGTGATGGTAAAGATGTCTCCCATAAAAAGGATGGATCAACAACTCTTGAACCTGCTTCTAAAAATCGTGCCCGTGTCGGTAAAGCTAGAAAAGCATGACGCCCCTTCTACCAAGTCCTGATCACTACCTGCAAAACCTAATAACAATGACAAGTCCCGAAGCAAAACGGATGTGGCGTAGAGCCATCAAGGAACACTTCAATTGTCAATGTGTCTATTGTGGAGAAACTTATGAACTTAATGAACTTACTCTTGATCACGTTATACCTCGTTTTAATGGAGGACAAACAACTACAAGAAA